GCAAAGGTCCGGCTGATCAAGCTGAGCCCGACCGCACACATCGACGGCGTCGCCGCTCTCTCGGACGCGTTCGCGATCCGGATGTTTAAGCGCGAGGAGCTGGGCGACCGGCTGGAGAACACGGAGTAAATCATGGGACTGTTTGATCTTATATTCAAAAACCGGCCGAAGGAGCGCGGGACATACCAGGGAACTTATAAACTCCTCAACGGTTACACCCCGCATTTCTCCCAGTGGGGTGGGGACGTGTACGAGAGTGAGCTGATCCGGGCCGCGATAAATGCCAGAGCTACCCACATTTCGAAGTTGCGGATCGAGATGCTGGGTGCGGCCCGTCCGGCACTTCGGGCCAAGCTCCAGCACGCCCCGAACGAGATCCAGACGTGGTCAAAATTCCTATACCGGCTCAGCACGATCCTCGATGTGTACAACACGGCTTTTATTGTGCCGGTGTATGACCGCTATGGTGAGCCGTCGGGGATATATACAGTCCTGCCGTCCAAGTGTGAACTGGTGCAGTACGGGAACGTGCCATACCTGCGGTATAAGTTCGATAACGGGGATGTCGCCTCGATCGAGCTTGAGTACTGCGGGGTCATGACTAAGTTTCAGTATCGCAGTGACATCTTCGGAGAGAATAATCACGCATTATTCCCTACGATGGACATGATCCATATACAGAACCAGGGCATCGAGGAAGGCGTCAAGAGTGCGGCATCATATCGCTTCATGGCCAAAGTTTCCAACTTCACCAAGAACGAGGATCTGGCCAAGGAAAGACGCAGGTTTACGGCAGAGAACTTCTCCCGGGAGTCAGATGGCGGAGGCATCCTGCTCTTCCCGAACACGTACACGGACATTAAGCAGGTCGAGGCTAAGCCGTGGGTCATTGATGCGGATCAGATGAAGCTGATCAAGGACAACGTGTTCGAGTACTTCGGCGTGAACGAGGACGTGCTCATGAATAAGGCGTATGGCGACGCCTGGAGCGCTTTTTACGAGGGCGCGATCGAGCCGTTCGCGATCCAGTTTTCCGAGGTCATGACGAAAATGCTGTTCACCCTGCGAGAGCAGTCCGCGGGGAATATGGTCATGGCCACGGCGAACCGCCTGCAGTACATGAGCAACCGCGACAAGCTCGACGTCTCAACGCAGCTCGTCGACCGTGGGCTGATGTCCATCAACGACGCCAGGGAGATCTGGCAGCTGCCGCCGGTTGAGGGCGGTGACGCCCGGATCATCCGCGGCGAGTATTACAACGCCGACGACCGCGTCGCGGAAGGAGAGAACAATGACGAAGGAAATCAGAGCGTTTAATTTTGAGGTCCGGGCTGAGCAGGACGAGGAGCATGGCAGTATCCTCACCGGCACACCGATCGTCTACAACCAGAGGACAAATCTGGGATGGTACGACGAGATCATTGACGACGGTGCCCTGGATAATACCGATCTGCGGGATGTCCGTTTTCTGGTGAACCACAACACGGACATGATCCCGCTCGCAAGATCTCGGAACAACAACGCGAACAGCACGATGCAGCTGAGCGTGGTGCCGCAGAAGGGCATGGACATCCGCGTCGACCTCGACGCGGAGAACAATGCCGAGGCAAAGAGCCTTTACTCGGCCGTGAGCAGGGGAGACATCTCTGGAATGTCTTTCATGTTCGCGGTCGATAAAGATAGCTGGGACGATCTCGATTCTGAGCACCCCACCAGACACATCAGATCATTCGCGAAGATCTTCGAGGTGTCTGCGGTGACCTTCCCGGCATATGAGCAGACGTCAATCTCTGCGCGTGGCCTGTCCGATGCACTGGAGAGTGCGCGGGCATCACTGGAGAGTGCGAAAGCTGAACAGCAGAGACTTGAACGCCAGAAGCAGAGAATCCGAATTTTAGCGGAGGTTTAAACCATGGATATCAAGACCATGACCATTGAGGAGCTCGAGGAGCGCAAGACCGCGATCACCGCGGAGCTTGATGGCCCCGAGGCCAACCTCGACGCCCTGGAGGAAGAGATCCGGGCGATTAATGCGGAGCTCGAGGCAAGGAAGGCTGAGGAAGCCCGCAAGGCCGAGATCCGTGCCCAGGTGGCACAGGGTGTCGGCAAAGTTATCAAGAAGTTTGATTCCGAAGAAAGGAAGACCCCCACCATGGAGGAGATCAGAAACAGCAAAGCGTACATTGACGCTTATGCGGAGTACCTTAAGACCGAGGACGACGCCGAGTGCAGAGCCCTCCTGACCGAGAACGTGAACGGCACCGTGCCCGTTCCGGAGCTCGTTTATGACATCGTTAAGACCGCCTGGGAGCGTGAAGGCATCACCAGCCGCGTACGCAAGAGCTATCTGCGCGGCAACCTCAAGGTCGGTTTTGAGATCAGCGCCGATCCTGCAGTAGCTCACACCGAGGGCGGCGTGGCCGTCACCGAGGAGGCTCTGGTGCTCGGCGTGGTCAACCTGATCCCCGTCAGCATCAAGAAGTGGATCTCCGTCTCTGACGAGGTCATGGATCTCCGCGGTGAGGCGTTCCTCCGTTACATTTACGACGAGCTGACCTACAGGATCGCGAAGAAGGCAGCGGACATCCTTGTCGCCGACATCATCGCCTGCGGCACCGTGTCCACCACGACCTGCCCGAGCGTTCCTGCGATCACCGTGAAGACCGCATCCGCCGGCACGATCGCGTCCGCGATGGCTCTGCTGTCCGACGAGGCCGCGAATCCGGTCGTCATCATGAATAAGGCCACCTGGGGCGCGTTCAAGGCGATCGAGGCGACCAACAACTACAATTACGACGTGTTCGAGGGCCTGCCGGTGTTGTTCAACAACACCATGAAGGCCTACAGCGCGGCGACCACCGGCGAGACCTACGCGATCGTCGGCGACCTCGACCAGGGCGCTCTGATGAACTTCCCGAATGGCCAGGACATCGAGCTGAAGTATGACGACAAGACCCTGATGACTCAGGATCTGGTCCGCATCCTCGGCCGCGAGTATGTCGGCATCGGCGTCGTCGCTCCTGATGCATTTGTGAAGATCACGAAGTAATCAACCGGAGCCGTACACCACAGGAGAGAGAACATGAAAACATTAATAGCGATCCCCTGCATGGATCAGGTGCCAACGATGTTCTGCCAGTCCCTGGCGCTTTTAAAGAAGGTCGGAGAATGCACTCTGGCCATGCAGACAGGATCACTCGTTTACAGCAGCAGGGAACAGCTGACCGTGAAGGCCGCGAAAGCCGACGCTGATTATGTCTTATGGCTCGACTCCGATATGGTGTTCGCGCCGGATCTGCTGGAGAGGATGCTTGCGACTCTGGAAGCAGGGAAGTACGACATCCTCTCCGGGGTGTATTATCGCCGGGTCGCTCCGTACACTCCGGTGCTCTTTGAGACGCTGGAGATCAACGAGAACGGCGAAGCGAAGTATACCGAGTATAAGGAGATCCCGGAGGGGATCTTCGAGGCAGCAGGGTGTGGCTTCGGGTGTGTTCTGATGCGGTCGGACGTGTTCCTTGACGTCCAGTACCGATTCGGTCACATGTTCACGCCGATCGGAAAGAACGGGGAGGACGTGTCATTCTGCTGGCGTGCCCGTCAGTGCGGATTCCATATTTACTGTGATCCGTCGATCAAGCTCGGACACGTCAGTTATCAGATGATCACCGCGGACATGTACAAGGCCTACACTGCGGCAAAGTAAGGAGTGCAAAATGCTGGCAAAAGTTAAGGCATCCATGAGGATTCCGTCGAGCACCTTCGACGGAGAAATCCACGATCTGATCCTTGCCGGGAAAGACGATCTGATGGTCGCCGGCGTGATCGGCAACGACGTCGAGAACGGCACGGATGTGATCGAAGACCCTCTGATCCTCCGGGCAGTGATAACGTACTGCAAAATGCATTGGCCCGGATTTGCATCACAGCACGATGCACTCAAGAAAATGTACGATGAGCAGAAGGCTCAGCTGTCGATGCACACAGGAACAACGAACTGGGGGTAAGCCATGCAGGAAGGGATGCTGACATTCTATATTCTCGAGAACAAGGCACCGAACGGAGCCATGCCCGTCGAGAAACTCGCCCCGGTCTGTCAGGCGTACTACTCGGAGAGGGCTGTGGGAGTCACAAGGCTCTATGCGGCCATGGGCGCCAACCAGAGGATCGACTCGCTCCTCCGGATCTACAACTTCTGGGATCTTCCCAAGGTTGGCCGGAAACGGGTGGAGTATGTCATCCCCGAAGACGGCGAACAGTACAGGATCTCCGCCGTGCAGAAGGTGCTCGGTGAGGACGCGGTCGATCTGACGCTTGAGAGATTGGAGGAGCTTTATGACGTCGATACAAAGTAAGG